GACGTCATGGTTGAGTTGGCTAGCGAAAAGATTGCACAGGGCAACTCAATCAATGATCATATCGTCCCGCACGCGGGAACAATCAAGAGCGCTGAGCAGGGATCAATTACAATAAAGAGCGACTCGTTACTTAAACCTGCGCCAGACGTAATTGGTTATCGCATTAGTCCACGAATTCATGGAGTTAATCAGATTAGCAACTCAAACATAGATTCCGCAAATTGTGCGATTAACCGTTACCTCAAGAAAACACCTATATGCGACGCCCGCGAACTCAAACAATCGACTAGTAGAATACTAGGTGGTATTGTTAATGCACTCTACGGTGACACAGCCGACAAATTTCACAAATTTGAGCAGGAACTGAAGATCGATGCGAAAGACATATCAAGACATTATGCTGACTACATCGTAGCCTTGCAGAAGAAGATCAAAAACGCACCGAAAGACGCCAGCATCACCGACATGGAAAGATACCAAGCCACCAACAACAACATATTGTCAGAGATCGCCGACGTATTCGATCCAACTGGAGAAACACTTGCTTTCATCATGAAGAAACAGTTGAAGTTTACAGGAAAACATCTACATGATGAAACAGATAAAGCAGGACAAGGGGTGGCTTCAATGTCGAAACGCGTTAACTTGCTCTACTGCGCTTATGCTAGGGCCATGAACCAAAGAATAACGGAAATCATCGCAAAGAACAATAGGAAGATTAAACTTTGCACATTCAAGAGCGACGAAGAAAATATAAATGACATCAATGCGTTAATCAAGTCTTCGAGCACTGACGGCATGAAGTATTTTGACAACGATTACTCAGAATGGGATTCAAGTTACAACAAGACATTTGCCAACGTTATACGCATGATTATGATATGGATGGGCATGCCAATAGATATGGCTGATTGGTTCTACCAATTCAGGTTGAAGTGGCGCATGGGCACAATTTCGAAAGGCGTTAGGAACACAATCACAGGACAATTTAAACAATTTAGCGGTAACCCATTCACTTTAATAGAGAATACAGTATGTAACTTAGGATTGACATTTTCGATAATGGAAATCGACAAATTGCAATTTGCTCTTTTCAAAGGTGACGATTGTTGCATGCTTTGCAAAGACGCGCGCATGACAAGTGAGGGACAGTCACTCCTCAAGCAAATGGGTCACGGCATGAA